CGCGACAGGTTCACCACCTCCACGCCCATGCGCTCAATGTCTTTTGCCGTGCGACCCATCTTCCTGACCCAGTCATGGGCGTTTTTGGCATTGCCAAGCCTGACCTGCCTGTCACGTCTGTGGTCGCCGTGAAAGTGCGACTTGCCGCCCGTGTGCTGGTGGTCATAGCCCAGCAGGGCGATGCGCTTATAGCCACCGCTGACGGCTTTCTGGAGCGCTTGGTGTCCGCTGTTGCCGCCCGTGGTGGGCCAGCCCTTGCCGCGCCACGTTTCAACGCCCTTGACGCGCGAACGGCTGAACCGCTGCCCCTTGAACCATTGCAGCTTGGGACCGTAGTAGTTCCAAAACTGCATATCAGCGGCGTATAGCTCATCAGCCCACGGCGCGAAGAATGCCGCACAGTTGACAGCTATGGCGTAGCCCTTCCCCCGTACTGCGTCACAGTCGGCGCGGGTCAGTGATGGGCCGGAGGCAATGCAGATTGCCCAGACGGTCACAGACCCGCCCGCCTTGCGCGCTTGGCTGCGTTGTCAACGTATTCGTCCCACTTCTCTGTGGCGCCACGCAGGAAGCCGTCACGGTATTCACGAGGGCGGGCATAGTTCGCCGTCCAGCCGACATACAGATCATCTTTCCCAGGCTGCCACCGCAACAAAACGGCAGATACCGCGCCCTCGTTATACGGCACAGCGGTATCACCGGGATTCTGGCTTTCACCTGACGGCATCCGACCTAGTGCGGCAGCGATGGACGCGCGAAGGAATCCCGTGTCAACGCGCATCCTGCCAGCGGGTCGTGGCGTGTTGGCGTCGTTTACAACGTCCTGAACGGCTGTGCGGGCCACGGCACGAATCCGCTTTTCAGCTTTGTTGACCCACTTGTCAACCTTGCGCGAAAAGTCACCCACTAGCCCGCCTCCACCGCGATAAAGTCAATCTTATGCGTCACTACACAACGGCAGTTGATAATCTCAGAAGCACCCGCTCCCAGCGAACCGTCACCAGGGTGCATCAGCTGCGCCCCTGAGCCGCTGGTAAACGGCTCGTTTGGCCCAACCTCCTGCCCGTCCATGGCGGCATGGGTTTCGCGCGTCCTGCTGTCGCCTGTGGCGTCCCAGACCCGCACCACGGCATCGGGCGGCGCTAGTCCCTCGTCGATAACCTGCCGCAGTGATTCGTCAGCCGCCTCGTTAAGCGCTTGCAGCGTTTCCGTGCGCCCTATCGTGTCGCCGCGCAGCTTCAACAGGCGGTCAGAGTAACGCCCAACAATGCGGTCTATATCTGCGTCACGCAGCGGCGTTTCGCTTTCAATGGCGCGCCGCACCATCGAATCAAAGCGCCTGTCCCTGCGCTTGCGGTCAAAGTAGCCAGCGTCAAGGTTTTCCAACTGCGTCCGCGCGTTCATCACCGCCTCAGTCTGCGGTGCGTTCAGCCCCACAATGCCGCCCGTACGTCTTTGCGTGCGCGGGTCGATGCGTCCCACAATATCCAGGGCCACGGAGCGCGGGTTGCGTCCGTCGCGCATCCCTGCTGTCAGTACCGTGCGGATGCCCTCGCGCTGCTCTTCGGTGATCCATGTCACGAACTGCGACGAATGCGCCGCCAGCCATGCCTCTGACCGTGGGTTGCGCCAATCAAACTCCATTCCGAACCGCGCCGGAACGTCGGCATTAGTCGTGAACGTGCCGCCCTCAATGTAGGCCGCACGGGTCTGCTCTATAACGTCATTCCACGAGCCAGGGCGATAACCTGCGGCACGAAAAGCGCCGTCGATGTCTCCAACCTCAATGGCGCGGGTCAGCGCGTTAAGCTGCGCCCGTGATTTGATGCGCGCAACGGCAGCGGCAAAGCCTCGCGCGATTCGCGGCTCTAGCCTGTCCATCAGATCGTGGATGGCTTTCCTTGATGCCGCCATTAGTCATCCTGCAAGAATTCCGCAGCCACAAAATACTGCGCTGCGTCATGTTCAAAGCCTGCGTCCAGATATGCGTCATAGACCAGCATCATCGCTTCAGCGCGTTGCGGTGCATAGCGCCGGATTGATTCAAGCTCCGCCGCCATCTCGTCCCGCTCCCTATTGGGCAGCGGCTTGATGTTGTCGGTCACTTCGGCAGGTCGGGCTTCATGTCGCCCACAATGAACGTGGCGCGGAATGTCGTAACCCTGTCTTCCCCGTGGCCCTGGTAGTAGTAATGTCCGACGCCTTCTACCTGATGCCCGATCTTCTTGCCGTCCTCGGTGAACAGGATGCCCTCGCCGTTCACGTTACGGACTACCAGCGGGACAGTCTCGACGCCTTCAACTTCAATTGGTTTTGGCTTCATTCCATTATCTCCTGCAATGCGCCTTCCACAGCATAGCGACAGGGCCAGGACGCACGGGCATGATGCCCACAACGCGATAAACCACGCCTTCGACTTCAAGCGTCTGCGCCAAGTCCAGCGACGGGTCGCCCTCTGGGCTAACGAGGAAAATCACGTCGCCCTCTTCAATCAGCGTGCCGCCGCGCTCGGTAATGTCCGGCTGCGTTTCTACTACGGTCACGTTGGTTGTCGTTTCGCCCGTTGCTGGGTTCCACGGGTCAGCAGGCGCGCCCGTGGGCGTGGTAATCACCCCAGGCTTGCCGAAACGGGTCATCAGCGGCTCAACCGTGTTGTCCCGCAATGCTGAGTAGTTAAAGCTCATTCGTAGTCCGCGGCAATCTCTTCAGCGCGGTCCTTACGCACTTTTGCGTCCGTGCAGGGCATCCCGTCGTGATAAACGGAATACCAGCCCGCGCCGTGGTGAATGATTTCGGTGCCTTCACCCGTCGCGCCTTCGGGAATCTCAGGCCCTGGGCGCTCATCAACAGCGGTAGGCAGCGGCTTGGCTTCGCCGTCCCTGACTTCAAGGTAACCCTTGTGTAGCCAGTTGCGGATGTTTGGGTGCCGCCGCAGGTCTTCCAGTTCAGCCTGCGTGACTTCAATTTCGTCGCCAGGGTTAAGGCGCAGCATTTCAATGGGGCGGCTAAGCACACGCGCGCGCCCTGATACGTTTACCAGTTTCATTTCATTAAGCCCTCTTAAGGAAGGTTCCAGCGCCGCCCAGAACCAGACATGAAATCATGTCCTGCGCGGCAGTCACTACGGGGCGCACGGAATCAACCGTCGCCGCCTGCCCCCGGTACTCGACTTCAATAACGTCCACCTTCTCGCGCTTGGCAAGCGTGCCAATCGTGACGGTGGGATCAAGCGCTCCAGGGTTTGCTAATTCGTAAAATGCGAGCAATGCGTTGGCCCGCTCAACTTCCACAGGTACTTCATCGGACGGAATCAGCGTTCCGTCGCAATCGGTAGCGCCAAACCTGGGCCAGTCCATCGACTGCGCCCGCTTGCTGGTCCGCTCACCTTTCCAGCGCATCCCGTCAAGGTAACGCGCTGCGCGCCTAATGGCGGCTTCTTTCAGCGTGTCGCTAGAATCTACATCCCAAGCGGCACCCTCATATTCCAAGTAATACGCCTCTGCGTCTGCGAGGGAAATATAAGCGTCGGAATCCGTCAGGCCCGTGCCGTCTTCAACTGTCAATGCCATGTCATTCCCTCAAAAGAGGCGGGGGGGCCGAAGCCCCCCACGCCGTCCGTCTTACTGGCTGTCAACCAGAACGCCAGCCGTGTCCTTGTCAAAGGTCGCGACCTGATCCCAGTTGGTGCCCGTTGCAAGCTCCGCATCGGTCGGAGAAGCACCACCATTGGACTCGTCCCAGCTGTAGCCCTTCAGCCCAAGGTTGAAGGTGTACTCAGCCTGCCACGTCCGCACGATGTTCTCGTTACCGTTCTCGGTGTCGATGTTCGTGAAGAGGTCGCCGTTATCCTCAACCATTGCGCCCATTTCAGTCAGGCCGATGGTGTGATAGGTATCGGGCGAACCGGACGTGATGAGGTCGGGGCTGTCGGTCATGATGAAGCGGCGTCCGAAGCCGTCCTGCATGATGTTGACATTACCGAACTCAAACAGGTCATTGCTGTTCGTGATGGTCGTGCCATACAGGTCATGCATCGGCTTACTGTGGACAATCCACGCGCGCAGGCGGGAGGCACGGTCACCGAACAGGGCAGCACCCTGCACCAGATCGGAAAGCTCCAGCGTTCCGCCCGTGGCGTCGTAGGTCAGCGAACCCTGGTTGCTGATAGCCGCCACAAGAGCCGCGACGGCGCTGTTCAGGTAGTCCTGGAACACGCCCTCGGCGAACTGCTCACCGATAGCCGTACCAGCGCGCTCTTGGTTCTGCTGAACCCATGAGAACTGCTGCGGCGTCCAGCGAACCGGAACGGAACCGCCAGCGACCTTCACGGTGTTCCGCTGAAGCTGCGACAGGTCAACCGGAGAAACGGAACCGCTG